GCTGAAAGCCGACCCCGCCTACAAACAATCCATCGACGAGCTGAACTTCTACAAGGGCGAATACCTGAAATCGCTCCGTGAAAAAGACGTCGATGCGCTCAGAAAGGCCTATCCAGATGAAAATATCACCATGGAAAGCCTTCCGGCCGACTATGTCAATCTCCGCGCCGCCGGTGTGGAAAACTTGACCGCCTACGAAGCAGTCCGCGCGGTCAAAGCGAAAGCCGAAGCGTCCAAAAAGCCGACGCCGCCGGATACCGGCGCAGTCGGTACGGGCAAACCCGAACCGGAGTTCTTCACGCCGGAAGAGGTCGACCGCCTGACCGACAAAGAGCTTGACGACCCGAAAATCATGGCGAAAGTCATGAAGTCCATGTCCAAGTGGAAAAAATAACCGAAAAACAGGAGGAATTTTATCATGGCATACGAGAATTTCAAACCGACCGTATGGTCGAAGCACATTCAGCACGAACTGACCAAGATGATGGTCATGGAGGACGTCTGCAACACGCAGTTCCAAGGCGAAATCGGTCTCGGCAAGCGCGTGAAAATCATCGGCGCTGCCCGTCCGACGGTCAAAACCTACACGCCCGGCGTCGATATCGCCGCCGCCGAAACCCCGGCAGATACGTCCATCTTCATGGACATCGACCAGTACAAGTATACGCACTTTATTGTGGACGATATCGACGAGGCGCAGGCCGTCGAAGGTCTCATGCAGGCGTATATGAGAGGCTCTGCCGAGGAGCTGGCCGAAGTCCGCGACACCTACATCGCCCAGGTCGCCGCAACCGGCGCCGGTTTTGCCTCCGCGTCCACGAAAATCGACACGGCCGACAAAGCCAAAGCCGCCATCGATACGGCGTTTGTCAAGCTGTGGGACAACGGCGTCCGCCTGAATGCCGACGTCACCATCATCATGTCCCCGTGGTTCTACAACCTGTTCAAGGACAAGCTGACGCAGCTCCTGACCAACAACGTCGATACCATCCGCACCGGCGAGGTCGGCAAGTACAACAAGGCGACGGTCAAGCTCACCAACAACGTCTACAACGACGGCACGGACGATTATATCCTGATCTGCACGAAGGACGCGGTTTCCTTTGCCTCCGGCATCTCCAAGGTCGAACCGTACCGCCCGGAAAAGCAGTTCTCCGACGCCGTAAAGGTGCTGGATACCTACGGCGCAAAGGTTGTCCGTCCGAAAGAAATCTACGCTATCAAAGCGCACAACGCGTAATCAAAGGAGGTCTTACTTATGGCAGCAGCAAACGTTGTAACGAAAAAGCTCATCTGGAACCAGGGCGAAGAGTACGCCGCCACCGCGGTTGATCCCACCGACGGCGCCTTTCTGACGCCGGGCAACGACGAAGCGACCCTGATTGTCCTCACCTCATCGGCAGCCGTCACCGCCACCATCAAGGCAGGCGACGGCATCCAGGGTGTCTCCGACATCACCGTTTCCGTCGGCGCAAGCAAAACGGCGTATGTCGCGGTCGAATCCGGCCGTTTCAAGATCACGAAGGGCGCAAACGCCGGAAAAATCAAGGTCACGACGTCCGCAGCCGGTCTGTCCGCCGGTTGCATCGTCCTGCCCAGATAGCAGCCAACAGAGAGAGGCGGAGGCGGAAAAACCCGTCTCCGCCTTTTTCGAAACCAACTTCTTGAATCCAAACGGAGGATGAACCAATGCCCAATCTTCTGAAAAGCGCCCTCTATGACCCCGATTCCGGGCGTCAGGTCTATGACATCAGCGACGTCAAGTCCGGCAACATGCAGCAGGCCGCAGAGCTGCACGGTCAGTCCCCGTCCCCCGCCATCCGCATGAACTACACAGACCCGACTGGCAAGCAGGCCGTCGGCTTCTCCATCGACAACAAGATGTATAAAGATGCAGCAGGGACGCAGCGGATTGACAACGGCTCCATCGTCTCCAACGCCGCAGGGACGCAGTCGTGGGTCATGACGCCGTCCGGCGGCGTCGATTACCAGCAGTGGCTCGCCCAGCAGCAGGCGCAGAATAACCCCCAGCCCGCTCAGCAGGCGAACTACCTCCAACAGGCGCAGGAGGCCGCACAGAAAGCCGCCCGCCAGCGCATGGAAGCGAATATCCAGCAAATCGAATACAACCGGCCGCTCTATAACCAGCAGTATGACGCACTCGCACGGCAGAACTATCAGGGTTATATGTCCAGCAAAGAGCAGCTTGCAAACGAGCTTGCCTCGCAAGGGCTTTACAACAGCGGCTATTCCGACAGCGCCAAGGTCGCACAGACCACAGCATACCGTGAGCGCCAGAACCAAAACGAGCAGGAACGGCTGCGGCGCCTCGCAGAGCTTGACCAGCAGATCGCGCAGGCGCGCTTGAACGGCGATGCCGACCTGAATGATCTGGAAGCGGAATATGCCCAGCTCCTGCAAGAGCAGGCTAACAAAGACCGCGCATTTGCCTACCAGAAGGAGCGCGACGCCATCGCAGATAACCAATACAATCAGAAATGGCAGTACCAGCTCGATCGAGATAAAGTAGATGATGACAGATATAACCAAAAATGGCAGTACCAGCTTGACCGCGACAAAGTGGACGATGACCGATATAACCAGAAGTGGAACTACAATGTCGATCAGGACGCAAAAGACTGGGCATGGAAAGAACGCCAGTTTGCCTACCAGAGAGAGCAGGACGCCATTGCCAATGCCCTCAAGCAGGCAAAGCTCTACGCTTCTGGCAGCAAATCCGGCGGCGGTCTCTCCGGCGCCTCCGCACAGTACGCCGCTCAGCTCGCCGAAACCGACCCGCTCACCTATGAGGAAATCATCGGCTTTGCCAATCAAGTCATCCAGAATGCCGAAAAGCAGGGCTACTCCACAGCACAGGTCTTGAGCCTGCTGCGCGACAACGAGCAGCTCGTCACCAACCTCTACGGAGAAGACGGCTATGCACTCTACCGCGATTCTGTCCTGGCCAATCTTCCCGGTTCCTCTCAGTACCAGGCGCCGGAAGCAAACTACCAGTACGACTACAACGACCTTTCCAAAACCGTCAAAGACCGCCTTTTTACCAAAAACAGCCTCGGCGAATACACAAGAGACGATTCACAGAAGGCGAGCGTCATCGGATTCATTTCGACGCTGGCTGCCAGCGGCGCCGTCTCCGAAGCCGACGCAGAAGCAGTCCTGAAAGCCTACGGTCTTTATGATGATTTTGTGGACATGGTCACTGCGGCAGAAGCGAAAGCCGGAACCGACAGCCGCGACCGGTCTTCCGATGCATGGCGCAACATTGTTCGCAACCGCCTGAAAAACACGCAGAACTAAACGAAGGAGGTCTCAGCGATGGCTGACAACCTTTTCCAGCGATATGCCGCCGCACAGGCGAAGCTGAACCAAAGCGGAGGCGTCCGCCGAGGGGCTTCTGTCCTCCGGCAGTACGACAATACGACCCGCCAAAAGGAGCGGCAGGAAGAAGAAGCGCGCAGACGCCGCGCCGAAGCGGCGGAAGCATGGACAACGCGGTATAACAACGGGCTGGAATCCCTCCCGCAGGACGATGTGGAAATCGCGCGGCAAAAAAGAGCCGCTGCCCGCCGCTACGAAGCCGCCAAAGACGCGTGGCGCACCGGCGAAGACAACAGCATATCCATGACGGCGGAAGCGGAAACCCGCCGCCGCATGGCGGCAAGGGCAAACCAGCCCGCTCCGACGCCGGAACGCAAAGACTTTGAAAGCCCCACCAACCGGAAGGCGTTTGACCTCCTCGCCCTCTCAGACGAAGCGCAGAAGGGCGGCAAACCGTCTGAAATTCAATACCGGCTGAACAGAGCCGGTCTGCATGGCGCCGCAAACAGCGAAGAACTCAAACAGGCAAAAGCCATCCAATACATGCAGGAATGGGACGGCAAAGCCTACGCAGACCTAAAAACCGCCTACGACGAAGCGCAGGCAGCATATGAATCCGAACGGCAGAAGGCGCGGCAGTCGCAGAAAGACCGGGAAACCGAAAACATGGGTTTTTGGAACGGCCTGACGCTCACGAAAATCCCCAATCTGGGGCAGTCCGGCGCAGACGCCTATGACCGCCAGCATGAAAATGAAAAATTCCACCTCGATTTGTTGAAAGCCTATCTCGCCGACCGGTACAAAGCACAGGAATCCCCGGAAGCACAGGTGAGAAACCGCATCGAAAGCGAAGTCACCAGCGCTCCGGATTTCGCCGCCAACAAAACGCCCAAGATGCTGGAAGGCGACGCGCCCAAGCCCTTCACGAAAGACCGCGAAACCTATGGAACCGCCCGCCTCATCAGTGAAATACTCGTCGACCCAACCGTGACGTTCGAAAAGAGCGTAAAGCAAATTTCAATGGGTCCGACAAGCGAGATCGCCGGAAAAGCCTACTTCATGGAGCCGTCGGAACGAGACGTCGCCAGCTATCTTCTAAACACCCGCGGCTACAAGGCAATGATGGAATACTTCAACAGCCTGAAGCCCCTGCTCGACGACCGCGCCGCAGAAGACCTGCAGCGGCGCACAAAGGCGTTTGCCGACAAGCATGAAACGCTTGCTACGGCGGCGTCCATCGCGATGTCTCCCGTCGCCGGTCTGTACGGCGTGGCAGACCTCGCCACCCAAGGCGTGAAAAAGGCGTTCACCGGTCAGCCCATCGATTTCAACTCGACGGCGCAGCAAATCAGCGCAACGCCGGAAACGCTGTCCGGAACCGTCGCTGAAAAAATCAACCGGAAATACGGTTCCGGCTGGTCTTTCCTCTACCAGACCGGCGTCTCCATGGCAAACAGCCTGCTTGCCTCTTATGCGGGCGGACCCGCGCTCGGCGCAGCCATCCTCGCAACCGGCGCAGGAGCTTCTGCGGCAAGAGACATCGC